AAGATATTAACAAAAGAGCTATTATGAATGTGTAAGTTTTGCCAGAACTTACTTCTTTTTCATAACTAAGTTTCATCTTGATCGGCAACCAGTCGTGTGCGGGCTGGTTGTTTCTTTGTGTAGTGTATCACTTTGTCATGAGTGTATCATTTGCAAAGAAAACGGGTTATGGGTAAGTTTATTGTAATGGGAAGTCACTCGCCCATAAAAAAGGGAACGTCAGATACAGTTACTTGGGAAGTGGACTGTGGGGAAATCTGACGTTCCGTCTTTTATATTGTAACATGTTTAAAAAATAATAGTCGTTTTTTAAAAGTACCCCTAGTTCAATTTGGTAGAATACTCCGGTTCATATCGGAAGATGCGGGTTCGAGTCCTACAGGGTACATAGTTATCACTCTTGGAGTAAAGGTATGGGGAGTGGCTTACAATATATTAAATATATTGTATGTCTCATTTACAAATTTGCTCAAAAATATTGACTTTCAATCAAGACTATCAGATAATTTTGTTGAGTGGAAGAGTATTTTTTTCTTGAAAACCATTTAGCAGCTTTTATCTGATATTGAATCAGTTAAAACAGATATTAATACAAACAAAGCAAAGTTACCATGCCTTTTAAGTACAAAATTAAAAGGCGATTTAGTGTATGCTCAATTATAGTTTGGAGGAATAGTAGTATGAATATTACGATTAGCATCAATAAGGAATTTGGTGAATTAACAGGAAAAAAAATCAATAGAATTGCTGAGAGCTTCACTGATGTTGTGAACGTACAAAATATCGATTCTCAAATTGCTTTTTTTCAATTTAGCGATCATGCCTTAGTTCTCAACTATCCCAATAACGAAATTGCAGTAGCTTTTCCTTCTAGAGAATTAGTTAATGAATCTTTTATGAAGTTAATTAGTTTGTTAGATCTTCTAGATCTAGATAATCTTGGAAGAACTAATATTACTATAGAAGACATTGTGGACTTAGAGTTCTCCGTAGCAGAAAAAAGTTTGGCAAGGTTAGGATTAAATGACTCTGGAACTGATGGGGTTGGACTTAGATTCTTAGTGGATACATTTACTGATAACCCAAAAGAATTTAAAATTGAGCCTCGTATAGATGATTTTAATAAATTATATATATTTTGTAATCAGTCACAAACTAATATCGCAGAGCTAACAGAAGATTTTATTATTGATTCCGTACAATTTTTATTAGAAAAGGCTGATGAATATAAAGAGTTTTATTTAGAAAAAGGTGGTAGTAGTGGCCAATAAAGAGCTTGTTCAAATTAAAGAAAAGAAAAAAAGAGATCGAGCTAAAAGACTAGAAGAAATCCGAGCTACCGGTAATATTATTAGCGTAACTAGTTTAGTACCTTTTTTTAAAAACGATATTAATGCAAAAGAAGGGAAGTTCAAATATGACGTTTAAACCTTCCTTGCCCTTTGATATATCGAAAAAAAATTGGAATGATGACAATCTATTTCCAAGCGAAATGTATTTAGATACTAATCTTGCGTTAATGTTGGTATTAAGACAACCTAATTTTTATAAAGTTGAAGAGTTTCTTAAAGAGTATGCAATTGTAAGAGGAAACAATATTTTTTGGTCAGTTCTAACTGAGAGTGAGTTATTTGAGTGTATACATGTTGATACATTAAAAAAGAAATCTGCCCAGTTTGGATATCAACCAGCAAAATGGAAAGATATGGAAAATGAACTTGATCAAAAGAATTTTTCTACAATTAATAATGAATCTGATGCTAGATTTACTTCTGCTATACATGTATTGAAACAATATGGTGATGTACTAGACGATTTGGATTCTTCAACCCAACCTAATAGTCGGATTATTATCAAAAAGAATGCTAGAAAAATATATACCACTCATGGAGGTGGTATAAAAGACGCCGAACATATAGCTATCGCGAATGAATACGGAATAAATAATATATTAACTAATGACTCTAATAATGGGAATGGTTTTTTTAGATATCCTCAACAGAATATTTATGGAATATCGAAATTTATCGCTGATGGGTATACCCCCAATATCAAAGCTAATGAATATAAAGACTTAATCAGAGAAGAAGACCCTAGCGAGAGCTAAGGTCTTTTTTTTATTGCACATGTAAGCGTTACACTGTATAATAAAACCAATCCAAGAAAATCTTTATTTTCTACAAGGAGCATTCGAGTAATCGGGTGCTCTTTTTGTGTTAAGATCGTATAATTCTTGTTGCTGAAACCGTTTTATGCTAAACTGACAACTAGAAACTATCCATTTCTACTCCCTTTAGGGAGGGGCAGGCACCCTGGCGAAAGGTGCCTGTTTTTTATTGCACTGAAATCGAAAAGTGATAAACTATTAAGTAGAGAGTAGTCCACTCTCGCTTTCTTTTGCCCACTCTTTATCCTACTAGAGAGTGGGTTTTTATATTCTCATCATTTCTATCTCCATCATAATCTTCGTCTTGCCAATTACCGCATAGTTTTTCACCACAAACTGTTTCCTGCCATTGTACTCGCCAGCGACTGCTATCCGCATACCGTCTTCTACATCTGCAAGAAAATTCAATGAGTGGCCAGCAATCAAGCAGCTAGTATCATCAAGCTTAAAATAGACGAGGGGACGTTCAGAATACTTTAGAATCTTTACGCTACTCACAATACCATTCATACTTATCATTTAAACCACTCCCGTATTTTAGTATGTAGTAATCAAAATTATGAAGACCGTTAGCTTTGCAACAATAAAACTCAAAACACTTTTCTCCAACTTCATATATTTGATTCGGTCCAAAATCCCACAGAATTATTTCTAGTTTGGAGAAGGGAATATATCCCTGTTCATATTGAAAGATTGAATTCATGACTAAAACTCCTACTTTATCATTCCACGTTTTTCCAGATCG